GGGTTGCAGCACGTTTACACGCCGGGTTGTCCCAGCCCAGGACCGGCCAACAGTGATCAACCGACGCTGGCTCACACCACCCGAAACCACCCCTGACCAGCCGATCCTATGCCGATCCTCACCGCCCGGCCCCCGTCACGCCCCAGCCGCTCCGTTCCGCCAGCGCTCCACTCCGCTCCACAATGGACGCCCAAGGCCCACAGCGGCCCGGCCCGGCCGTCCCACACCCACCGGATGATCATCGGGGACGGGGTAGCGCGGACACTCGCACAGAACACGCCGCGGGGAGGCACATCACCGCCCTACCGCTTGGCGTGCGCAGGCTATCTGGGATCTGATCTTCGACTCGGGGAGTCCGACCCCACGGGCCGCCCACGTCAGCGCGTCGAGATCATCGTCGGTGCGCAGGGCCCAGCATGCGAGCCGGAACAGGGTGACGGCTCTTTCTCCGACGCTGGCTGCCGCCATTTCCCGGGCGATGACCCCGGGTGCGACGCTGCCTGGATCAGCGGACATATGTGCGCCGCCGCTGTCTGTCTGCTGGGTCTGGGTGTTCTCGTCGAGCCAGGGTGGGCAGGTGGCGGGGGGGTGACGGCGGTTCGTCCAGGCGTAGCGCCGTCCGGTGATGTGCACGCTGGGTGGGGCGACGAGTAGGCCGCCCGCGGTTTTGATGTCGAGTCCGGCGCCGATGCTGGCTACCCTGCGCACTGATGATCCACTGCCGGTGGCGTGGTCCGTCGTGAACCACCGGTGCTCACCACCACCGCCCGTGTAAACGCTCAGTGTCGGGGGTAGGGCACCGTAGCGAGCCTCCAGCGAGCGCAGGGTTTCCGGTCCGCCGTTGCGCGGGTCGATGTCCAGGACGATCACGTTCGGCGCGGGCACGATGCCCAAATTGGTGGGCCGGTACCGCAGCCCGGCGATGATCTCTATAAGGGTGCCCGCCGTCATCGCGTCCAGATGACCATGCTCCTGAACACCCTTGATCACCCGCGGATGCTTCCCCGGGTCCGGGCAGGCCCTGCCCCGTTTACACGCGCAACACCGGGTAGGCGCGCAGGCGTCAGCCGTAGCGCCGTAGGAACTCTGATGTTCCAGCCCCCATCCGACCGTGGCCCTCGATCGGGTCCCCGTCGCTCCGCTCTCGCTGACGCTCCGCTGCGCTCCCCGCCCATCCCGCCGGGTGCGCTCGATCCCATGCAAGATCACGAACGCCCCGAGTCCCAGCTCTTCGGCCAGCGCCAGGCTGGCCGCCCAACCCTTGTCAACGATCACTCCGTGATCCTCTCCACCGGGTGTTCAGGGCACAGCACGGCCGGGCACCCCTCGATCTTGAAACTTGGGTCAAGATCCGCACTCCCCCTCCGCTGTGCCACCTCTCGAACCGTGCGACGGCTCTCGTGTGACGCCCCTTTCAACCTGAGGCCACGGTGATGGACCCCCATCTAACGGGTGATACCCCCGAGACCCACGGGCCCAGGCGAGGCCTTGCGCGGATCTACGGCGCCCGCCTCAGAGGAACGCCCCGCGGATGCTCGACTAACGATCACCCCGCATCGCCCGTAACGACGGGCGGCCGGTAGTTCCGGTGGCAGGCGCGCTCGGCAACATCGGCCGCGCATCCCGCTGCAAGCTCACTCGTCGATCAGCGCACCCGGCCACATGGCGCCAGCCGTTCGGGCCGCTCTTGATCTCTTGGCCCTGGTAGATCGGGTGGCAGCAATCGGCGCACACCCCGTCTTGCTTGGCCTTAGCCTTGATCACCTTGCGGTATCTGCGCTGCACACTCACCGTGCTAGATCCCCTCGTTTAAACGGTCCGCGGCTGGGTACTCTCCCCAGGCCGCGCGGTCCGGGTTCCTCGCCACGGGACTACCGGGACCCGGACCGTCGGTCCACACGGGCAATGCTATACCGCCAGGGCGACCCCGCGCATAGCCCCTAGAAGTCCTCATCGTTGCCGCCGTCCATCACGTCTAGATGGCTCTGCCGCGGGGGAGCAATCCATAGCGGGTTGCTGTTCGGCTCACGCATGTCGGTGATCATCGCGCCCCAGTAGGTGAACGGTGCCATCCCGCGCTTGCCCTCCCGCCGGATCCCCGACCGCTTCACGCTGCCCGGCCGATCCTTGCTGATCAACACCCACGAGCAACCGCGGTGATCAGCATCGGCATCATCGTGGGGCCGCAGGTAGTACGCAACACCGGTCGCTGAGTTGATCTTCTGGATCGAGTTCATCGGCACCGGTGAATCCGAGTCGGTCTTGGTCACGTGATCGAGGCATACCACCGCCGAGCCTGCCCGTAGGAACGGCATGATCACGGCCTGCCGGAAGCGCGACCAGTTGTCCGACCCGAAGCCCTCGCCCCGGCCGAACAGCGTCATGGCCTCATTGATCCCATCGAGCACGACCAGCCGCGGTTCCTCCTCGGCTAGGTCGTCGATCTCCCAGGCGCGCGCCGCCGACGTCGGGGACACGAATCGGAACCGGTCCAAGATCGGCTCGTCGGGGACCGTGTAAACGTGCCGTAGCCGCTCGATGATGTCTACCGCGTCCGGCTCTTCGAAGTGCACGTACAGTGCTGTGCCGCCGTCGGGGTCGCAGATGATGTCAGCGCATAGAGCCGTGGCCAACATCGTCTTACCCGACCCGGTCGGCCCGTAGATGATGTGGTCTTTACCCTCATAGAGCATCGCTTGACGGTCGCTGCGCAGCCGCCCGATGGTGGCCCGCGGACGCCGGTACGTGCCGTCCAGGAACGGGCGTAGGTCGCTCGGGGCCCACCGGCTCTCACGGCTGCGGAACCGGTCCGGCACAGCGTCTAGACGCCGTTCGTCACGCTCCGAAGGTGAAAACCCGCCACTGCGCTTGCCGTACTTACGGTCCCCCGCGCTATGCTGGGCAGACATCGGGAGTGCTTACTTGATCAGCCATCGGGACGCCTTCATGATGTGTCGAGATCGGGTCCGTGGCCGCGGGCCCGATTCTCATTTTCTGGGCACTTGCGGTAGTGCTGCGCCGGGTGGCCGTCCGGCAGACCGACTCACGCTAGCGCGGCCAGCGGCTTGATCGGCACCCCGTCAGCTCTGGTATCCGTCCGAGTCGGCAGACGGCTTGGGCCAGTGCGCGTACCGATAGGTCCCCTGTTCGGCGTTGTAGGTCCACAGCCCGCAGGAGACCAGCGCGGATGCGTACTTGTTACTGCGCCCGTCGTGCATGCCGATCACGGAACCGGGCACAACACCGTCACCGGGTGCGTACCGGGCGGCCCATGATCCGGCGACGCCGTACAGGCCGAGCGCGCCCATGCGTTCGCCGTCGCCTAGCGCGAGGACAAGTGGGTGATCAGCGATATCGCCCGGGTGTTCGATGAACATCGAGAACGCGGCTACTGACATGATCTTCCTCTCGGGTGGTGGACAGACCGAAACGCCCGGCATGAATGATCTTCTCAATCCACGCCGGGCGCGTCGTTGGGGGAGCCATCGAGCCCCTGGTCTTGATCGGCTTAGTACGGTGCGTCGTCCGGAAGGTCGGAGTTCGGGTCGTCCGGGATCGGCGCGTCGTCGTCGTCCCAGACCGAACGTCCGCGCGAGCGGCGCGAACTGCCGCGGTCGTCGTCGCGTCGGGACCGGCCGCCGCCGCGCCGGTCGTCCCGGTCATCGCGTGCGGAAGATCCGCGCCGCTCGCTGCGAGACCCGCGGTCGTTCGTACGCTGCCGTTGGGATCCACCACGGTCGGCGCTCTCTCGGCCACGGCCGCCGCCCCGGCGGTTTCCCCGGTCGCCCCTGCCGCGGTCGTCGTCGCGGTCGTCGCGGTCGGTGCGCCCCACCTTGACGATCTTCGCTTGAGCGAACCGCAGGGCCGGGCCCATCTCGTCGGCGGTCATCTCGATGGAAACTCGCTCTTCCCCGTCGCGGGTCTCCCACTTGCGGATGTACCACTCGCCCACGGCCAGGACCCGATCACCCTTGCTGATCGTTTCCGCGCAGTTCTCGGCGTACTCCCACCACACGGTGACCTTGACGTAGGCGGGGTCGTCGCGGTCCTCCCATTCGCCCTCGATCTGTGCGCGCGAGTTGAGTGCCAGGGTCACGTCTCCCACGGCTGCGCCACCGGGAGTGAACCGCAGATCGAAGTCATCGACCGCGTTTCCTACGATCGCGGTGTAACCACCATTGAGCATTTTTTGATCCTCTTCTCATCGGAGGCCTGATCAGCCACTAGGACCGACAGTACCAGTGTTCCGGTTAGGGTTGCAACAGCCCACAGGGGTGTGCACAGGGTGTGGATGGGCGCCCCGTTTACACGTCCCGCTCATTGACGGTCTGCGTTTGCTCGGAACCGATGAGCTGGCGCAGATCCTTGCAGGCCTCATAAACGGCCCGTTCCCGTCCGGCCAGGTTCAGCCGGATCTTGTGCAGTTCGTAGATCTCGGGGTCGGCATCGGCGAGGTATTCGCACATCGTGGCCGGGCTACCCGCCATGCGTTCGTCCCTGATCTTGACCGCGCGCCGGTGTCGGTACTCCGCTTCGGCCTTGCCCGCCTCGATGCACAGCGCCGCGTGTCGCCGTCGCCGCCGCACGAGTTCGGCGCGCATCTCGTCGAGCGTGGTGTTCCGAGCCATGACCTACCGCCCCAGTCGCCAGGTGGGGCAGTGCCGCACGGACAGCCAGATCACGCCCCACTTGGTGTTGATCATGATGCCCGCGATGTTCCGCCAGTTCGCATCGATGATCAGGCACGGTCCACCGTTGGGCATGCGGTAGTTCCAGTGCAGCCCGTAGCGAGCGCCGAGCACGGGACGCCGAGCTACGATGATCGGTCCGTACCAGCCCCACATGATCAGCTACCGTCCCCGGCCGCTGGCTCATCCCGCACGGCCATCAGCTTGGCCACCGCGGGATGCTGCTCGGCCGGATCGGCGTCGATGTCCGGCAGCCCGCCGAGCTGAACGATCAGCGCGGTAAACCGCTCGATGAGGTCTGGGTCCGCGTCTTGCAGTTCGTCGCCGAAGATCGCTTCGAAGATGTCGCCTGCCCGGCCCTTGTCGATCTTGTAGTAGCGGATCTTGTCTTTCAAGGTCAACAGCATCTGGTCACGGAGCTGTTCGGTGTCTTCGGTGTCGATCAAGTCGCCACGCTCGTTACCGTCCTCGGCGTTTACACGGTCCGGGGTGGTACGGGTGCGGTCGCGCCGCCGGTCGCGCTCATCATCGGGACCGACCGAACGATCCGGCCGCCGCTCATCCCGGCCGTTGCGCCGATCGTCGCGCCGGTCATCGCCCCGCTCATAGGCGTACGAATCCGGGTCCGGCTCATCGGTGGGCAGCGCGAACGCTTGGATCATGGCCACCCGCCAGGCCACGGTCTGCGCCTTGGCCGTGCCCTTGTCGCCACTGTCCAGGCTCTCGCCCTCGGTCACTGCGCTGACCGAGTCGCCGCGCGGCCCGTAGAACGTGTACCGGGTGCGGACCAGGGTCTCGCGGGTGTCCTTACCGCGGGTCGTCTTGGTGCTCGCCCGGTCCGACCATTCCACCGTGGGCAGGCACAAGATCCCTACCTCGCGCATGGCCGGGCCCAGTGCGTTGATCACGTCGTCGATGCCGCGGAAGTCGAACCGCTGTTCGGTGTTGCGCTGCTCCTTGCCCACGAACGTGACCCGCCGCATGACCTCGATCATGAGCTGTTGCACGGTGGGGCCGCGCTGCGCGTCCGGGGAGACGATCCGGTCAGGCGCGCGGGGGACGTTGGGTGCGGGCGGTGTTGGTGCTGTAGAAGACGAGTTGGCGGGGACGTCCGATGAGGGCGCAGTTTCGGACGGGGTCCGTGTGCGGGGTGGCATGGGTCAAGATCCTCTCTAGGGTGCTTTCATCGGGGCAGGCCAGGTGGACCGCTCCGTTGTGGATGGCCATCAGGTAGGCCAGCTCGTCATGATCGAAGATGGAAACCGGGTTTCCACAGTCGTGACACGTCGTCCAGATCACGGGTCGGGCAGGGGTCATCATGATCACCAATTCATCCGTCGGTCGTTGCGGATCACGTGCGCCTTGGGAACCGGCGCCATCAATTGATCTTTCTCGGCCTGCGCGTTACGTCGGGCGATGGCGATAGCCAGGTAGGTCCACGCCTTGCCGATGTTGATCCAATGCAAGCGGGACTCGCCCTCGCCATAGGGGGTGTGCACGACCAGCGCCCAATCCGTACGTGGCCGTTGGATCCACTCGAACCGCTGATCATGTTCCAGGTCGTATGGGTCGCCGTTGGCGTAGGCGCCGAGTTGCAGGCCCCACGAAAGCTGTGCGAAGTCGACCGTGGCGCCCGTCTTGTTATCGACGATCACGCACTCACCGGCGGGCATGTACTCCATACCGGCCACCGGCCACAGCTTGCGCGGGAACGGGATGTTGACCAACAGCCGCGACGCCCGGTCCGGGCGCCCGGCGATGAACACCGGCAGCGAGCCCAGCCAGGCATCGCAGGCGATGAACTGCTCGACGTGCAGATGTTCCAGGCGTGGGCCGGTCAGCGACTGGTAGGCCTCGGCGTCGCCGTCCAGGTGGCGCGGCCGGTCGGTCTCCCGACCCAGGTCAAGATCATCAAAGAAGTGGTGTTCCGCGGTGCCCTTGGTCGCTCGCTCGTGGGCCTTGGCCAGCATCTTGGCTTCGGCGCAAATGTCGTTCATCTTGGCCCGGTTGCGCCACGACGTTTGCACGGCTACCTGTAGATGCTCGTTCAGCCCGACCCCTTCGGCCACCTTGCGCTCGCCCCAGGCGACCAGAAGATCTTTCTTGTCGATCTCTTCACCCACCCCGGATGCCCGTAGGTACGGGGCCCGGCCCTTGCCGTCCTTGCGCCACAGGGCCGGACGGTCCCACTGGTCGCGCCACACGCCGTGCTCGTCTTGCTTGAGCCCGGTTACCTGCTCGGCCCGTTCGAGCAGGGTTTTCGTTCTACCCACGATCAGCCCCTCTCATCCCTAACCGGGTCGGTAGTACAGCGAGTCTAACCTCTCCCGTCCTGCCTTGCCCAGTACCTAGTCTGGTCGGTACTCTCAACAGCATGACTACCCCGGCGGGTGCGGATATGACATCCCGTACTACTAACAGTGAGTTTGCGGAGCGGACCAAGGTCTCTACGGCCACGGCCAGCAAGCTCCGCACGGGTGGACGCCTGCCGTCTACCGAACTGCTGTACCGCATCGTGGTGATGTGGAATCTCGACGCGCTGCGTGCGTTGCGCGCCCACGCCCGTGGACCGGCCGTGTTCTCCGCTTGGCTGCGGGTGCACGTGTTCGATGATCCACGCAAGGGGGACGCCGAGATCGCCGACATGATCGACAGTTGACCACGGCGCACCGACAAAATGGAGTGATCATGACCATGACTGATGATCGAAACGCCGACGTGGAACCGCCACTCCCGCCGCCTGCTCGCGGGGTCCCGGTACGCCGGTTCTGCTTCTCCGGTGACGGCCGGATGACCTCTCGACGTTGGGCGCCCGGTGGCGACACCCGCTACCGGGAACGGCTGCGCAACGCCTACGCCAATAACCGGCGGGTGCCCGATCCGTGGTTCATCGCCGAGCACGGCGGACGCGAGGACGCCTTGCCGGAAGGCATGGACGCCTGGCCCACGATGGCACCGATGGACGTGGCGCAGCGCCTCGACGCTGAGCGTGTAAACGCCGACCGTTACGCCGATGCCGAGCACTGGCAGCGCTGGCTCACCTTCACCGAACGCCGCCAGGCCGAGCGCGCCCAGGCCCGTGCCGCGGTGGCCGATCGCCCGTCCGCGCACCGCACGCGCAGCGAGCGCGAGGCAGCCGAGCAGAGCAACCGCCCGCAGCGCCACGAGCAGGGATTGGCGATGCTCGATCCGGACGACCCCGCCGAAGAGCGGTGGCGCGTCCAGGTCGTTGATCTTGCCGACCGCTACCGGCTGATCGTGCGCAAGATCGGCGAACCGAACGACACGCAGCCGTACCTGATCTATGACGCGCAGTTCGAGTCGGATCAGGCTACGCAGGTGCCGGATCTCGACGCCCAGGATTTGGGTGAAGGGTCCACAACGGGGCAGGGGGACCGGTAGCGTGCATATCGCGTACCCGTTGGCACGCACGTACACGGCCGAGACCTCGCCCCCGCGGGGTACCCCTTCGGCCGTCGCGGGGCCCTCGACCACTCCCGAGTCAGTTGGTCGGGGGTTCTGCCATGTTTGATCTAGTGAGCTACATCGAGCGGCAGATCGAGTTTTCGCGCGAGGCCTTCGGGCCGGGTCCGCGGCTGGAAGGTGTCCTCGATCATCTGGCCAAGGAAATGATCGAGGTCTCGGAGAGCCCTCAAGATCCTTTCGAGTGGGCCGATCTGATCATCCTGGCGATCGATGGCGCCTGGCGCCAGGGCATCGCGCCGGAAGATCTTGCCGCCGCGCTGGCCGTGAAACAGGACATGAACCGCAGTCGTCGGTGGCCAGATTGGCGCACCGCCCCGCCCGGTAAGGCCATCGAGCACGAGCGGTGATGTGCCGCCGCCGTTGCTGTGCTGTGTGACCCGGTTCGCCGCCGCGTGCTGACCGACCTCGACAGGGGCAGGGACGGTGGGCCCGTTTAAACGAGGTGCGGTGTGGTGGGGAACACCCCTACCGGACCCCCGTGTACTCACAGTACCCGGTACTATTAGGGCATGCACACAGAGCAGGACCCCGAGTGTTACCCCACCGAGTGGGTTGAGTACGATCCCACCTATGAGCCGATCGGCACGGTGTTCCGTGACATCGTGCACGGGGAGCCGCCGTTCTAGGCAACGGCCCACCGCCCAGGGGTGAGCCACCACCCCACGCCCGGGGGCCCGGCGTGAGTGCGCCTACATTCCGCGCCGGGTCCCCACCTTCCGACCACACGAGCCCAACTCAAGATCAGTTCAGAGAGGATCTACCAGTGAGCTTTTCGCTCCCGCCCCGCAACGAACAGACCGACTCGGCGTTTAAACGCGACGTCTACGAACCGCCGCAGGTTGACCCGATGGCCCGGCAACGCCGCATCGCCAAGCGCCTCGCAATCTTCATTGCCGCGCCACTGGCCGCGGTCTTCGCGCTGGCCATGTTGATCGTGCTGTTCGGCTCGCCCCCGCCCGCCCCGGTGATCGTCGCGCCGCCTGCGCCCACGGCCCTGGCCCCGATCCCCACGCTGCCGCCGCCTGCGGTGGCTGTGCCCCGTCCGGCCAACAGCTTCGGCGCGGGGATCTATGAGGTGGGCAACGGGTCCGGCCAGATGTCCCCCGGCAAGTACACCTCGCCAGGTCCGGGGCCGGGCATCCACGGCTACTGCTATTACGCGCGGCTGCGCGACAGCGGCGGCCAACTCGATTCGATCATCGCGAACGTCAACACGCTGGGCCCGGCCGTGGTCACGGTCAAGCCGACCGACGCCGCGTTCGAGATCCAAGGCGACTGCGTGTTTGCGAAGGTGAGCTGACCTATGGCCAAGCCCAGCCGCCTCACCGCCCGCCAGCGCCGCACGCTCAAGATGATCAAATGCCGGGCCTACGGGCACCGCTGGGATGACCTGGGGTGGCTGGCCCTGGTCGCCGGTGGGGTCCGGCTGTGGTCTCAACAGTTCCACTGCGACCGCTGCGACATGATCCGCGATGACCGGTACACGTTCGCCGTGATGAATCTTGAGTATCGGGTCTACGGCAAGCCCGACGGCTACCCGGGCCGCCTGCCCGCGAAGGAAGCCAAGAAGATCTTGACCGGCGAGACCGAGGCGCAGTGCTGGTCGATGGCCGAGCAGAGCCCGTTCGTCACGGCCGCTTGACCGCTGGACCACCCCGCCCGGGGTGGGGGGACACACGATGGCGGCCCGCGCTCGATAGCAGAGCATGGGCCGCCATCGTGCTGAGCGTGTAAACGCGGAGCCGGGTCCGAGGCGCCGCCAGCGGCTGGCCCAGGCGTTCTCCTACCTGGCCCTACTGATCATGTGCGCGGCGATCATGGTGGTGGCCCTGGTGATCGGCGCGCTGGCCGCGCTCACCGGAGCGTCCGCCGGTGGCCTGCTCGGCATGGGCCTGGTCGGCCTATTCCTGGCGTCGTTGATCGTCTTTATGTGGGAACTCCTGCGCCGAGACCCGCTTGACTGCCTGACCGTGTCCGGCGACCTCGCGCCCGTTGACCTCGACACGGACGGTGTGTCCGAGCAGGATCCCGGCGCTACCGGCGCCGACGACCAGGGCCAGTACCCGGGCCGCGTCGGGCAAGTCACCGCTGCCGAGCGCGCCGAGCGCGACGAGGATCAGCACCGTGAGACAGATCGTGTAAACGCTCCCGAGTCGGGGCCGGGCGGTTCCGCCGTTCCCATGCTTCGCGCCGGGGGTCACGGCGGGCATGGGAGTGGTGGGGTCGGGGGGCAGGTTGCGCGGGTCCATAGTCAGACACACGTCTCACCGGCGGAGCTGGGCTCGCCAGGAATGCCGCCTGATCTGTCCTGGCTGCTCGATCCGCGGACCGATCCCCTGACCACCCCCGTGCGCGCGAGCGGGCCTGAAACTCCGTCCGGGTCACCTGGTAGCGGCCCGGACGGGTCATCAGGCGCACCGTCTCGAACAGCGCGGCACAGAGCGCGGCACCGCCGACAAGGAAAAACGCCGGATGGATCGGCACCTGCGCCCACTGCGTGATCACCGTTAATGCGCCCATGATGAACGACGCTAACGACGCGATGGCCAGCGAGACCGCCGCGGGATGCCGAGCTGCCACTACCGCGCGCCGAACGGTCTAGCGCAGGTTGTAGACGTCGGCGGCAATCACGGTCCCCTCGTTGTCGCGGGTGCCCTCGACGGTGACCGCGCGGGACCCGGCCGGGAGTGAGAACGGGATCTGTTTGTTGTTGTCGATGCGCAACGGCTTGCCTGCCGAGCCGAACAGCCATGTCACGCCGCCCTTGCCGTTCAGCGCGGCAATCGAGACGTTGACCCCGCCCCATGCCGTCGACACGGACACCCACGCTGACTGCGCGATGTTGCTGCCGCCGCCCGCCTCGCAGGTGCGTTGTCCGCGCAGGTCGTAGCGGTAGCTGGGTGGCACGGCCGGGACGGCCGGGGATCCGGAGGTGCCTTCGGTGGGGGGGATCGGCGGGTCGGCTTCCGGGTCACCCGGGTCCGGGGGCACCGCGGGCACGGCAGGCACGCCCGGCTTGCCCGGGTTGGTCATCACGGTGGTGAACAGGAACAGCATGCGGTTCTCCTCATCATCTGGGAAGTCGAGCGCTGCGGCGGGTGCGACCGGGCCGCCGCCTTCGGCCACCGCGGTCCGGAACGCGTTCATATCGAAGTTCGGGTCGATCTTGCGGCCGGGCGGGTCGCAGATCTCTTTGTGCCCCACCACATGATCGAGTGGCAGCCGGTAGTAGTTCCGCAGTGCGGCGCACAGCTTGGCGTAGGCGTTGTACTGATTAGTGGGCCACGGGTCCACGCCGGTGGCTTCGGCTTCGATGCCGATCGCCGAGTTATTGTCCTGCCAGCCTTGGCGGGTGTTGCCTGCGTGGTAGGCGATGCCCGCGGCGACCAGGTAGACCTCACCGGAGCGCGACAGGTACAGGTTGCACAGCGGCCCGGGTAGGTCGCTGCGCCCGTATACGCAGGTGTTCAGGCTCGGCGTGTCGCCGGTCTTCGGCCCGGCCGTGTGGTGACAGGCCACGCCCTCGACAAGTCCGGGGGTGCCGTGCCCGTACCCCTTCCAGTTGCTGTATCCGATCTTGACGACCAGCCCGGAACCTTCCAGGGCCCGATCAAGATCACTCCACATCGGCATTGCTGCCTCCGTTCTCCATGTGTTGCTCCGGTGCGGTCAGCTCTGCCGGATCGGGCATCTGCCCGGATCCGTCGGCCGGTCCGACCAGCCAATCAACCGATGGCGCACGGCCCCAGGGGTCCCGGGTCTTCCACATCCCGGCCCGTCCTTCCGGCGGCATGATGTCCAGGTAGTTGGGGCCGCCGGACGGCCATCGGAGCTTCACCCAGGTTCCGGCACCTATCGGTGGCTGAGCGCCGCTGTAGCTACCGCTGATCACGAGTTGATCATCAACGATGCTGTAGGTCCATTCCTCTTGGTTCCACTCGGGGTAAATGCTGTTCAGCCACTCGACAACATCGTCTTGGTTGCTGCCGTCCCACTCGACCCACGGACCCGAGCCACTACTCGGCTGCCCTGCGGTGAACTCCTGCGCCATCATGTTGATCTCTCCTCAGGGTCGCAGCCAGACCAGCCGGATATGGTTGGTCTGACCCAACGGCTCGGAGTTACGCGCCGAGTTCGAGTTATGCCAGCCGTAGACATTGAACGAGGTACCGGTGCCGAACCGCCGGGTGCACGAGATGCTGTACTCCATCGTGGGCCCGTTCGGACCACCCGCCTCCGGTGTCCCCGTGTTGGCGTTGGCCAAGATCGCGTTGGTGGTGAAGGAGCCGCAGAACCGGAACGCCGCGGTACCGTCCAGGCCCAGCCAGATGCCCGCCGACTTGCCGTCCTGTTGACCGTTCATCCGGTAGCCCGCTTCGACCGTCCACACGCCGTCGCGGTTGATCGTGAACCTGGCGTCGGCGGTCGCGCCGCCGGTGGCAATGCCCTTGGTGACCAGTGCGGTAGCCGACCCCACCACCGGGAACATGAGCGGCCGATCCCCGCCCGGCGCCAGGGATTGGACGGTGCTCGCGTAATACTCGGCCTCGTTCACGCTCCACAGGTTGCGGCTGATCGCGGAGTTGACCACCGAGGTGGCGTTGGCCAACAGGTTGAGCGTGGCCAGGAGCAGCGTGCCCGCCGGTTGGGCCGGGGCGACCGGGGATGCGGCCGGGGTGCCCGCCAGACAGTAGATCTTGGGCCCGTAGATCGATCCGGAGTAGTCGGCATCGTCGACCGCCATCAAGATCAGATCGACTCGGGGCAGCGTCGACACCGGGGTCACGGTGACATTCAGCGAGGCATCGTTCATCACCGCATAGCCGCCGCCGTCCGACGCCGGGGTGGGCACGATGGCCCGGCCCGGCGAGACCGACACCGTCATGTTGGGGGTGCCTTGCGCCGACGTGAGTAGCCCGGTGACGATGCGGCCCACCCCGGACAGTGGGTCGGACGCGACATCGAGCAGCATCCCGGCCAGCATCCGATCATCGAGCGCGTTGTAGGCCCCGCTTTGCAGGTACAGCGCTTTCAGCGTCATGATCTCTCCTAGCCTGCGATTTGCTGACGGCAGACCCAGTCATCGACCGTGTAGTTCCAAGGGATCGTGGTCCCCGACCCGTCCGACGGGGGGCTACCGGTGACCTTGAGATAGACCCCGAGATCTACGGCGACGTCGGAGAACGCGGCTGCGGTGGTGCCCGCCATCGGGGTGGTGGCGTTGGCGCCCAGGTTGACCGTGGCCACGTCCACGTCGGTGATGGTGCCGCCCGCGTTGCGCCACCACACGCCCAGCTTGGCCGCCGCCGGGACGGTGGATTTGACCACGGTCTGTGCGTTCCACTTGACGTTGTTACCCGACACGCCCATCCCGAGCGAGCGCACCTCCGACGACAGGCCGGTGATGGAGATGCTGGTCGTCTTCCAGAACGTGGCGCGCAGCCGGGCATCGTAGGGCCGGGCGTAGCCGTAGTAGGTGTTATTCGTGGTCGGCCCGGGGCCCAGCTCGATGCCGCGGAACGTGCCGTCGCGGACCCGGTCGGCTATCCCGCCCACGGCGATCAGCGACGCCGAGCCCATGATGTAGCGGCCCGGCCACGAGTATTGGATCAAGTTGGGGAACGAGTTGGTGGTGGGGCCCACCGCGCCGATGGCGGGCGGGGTGTTCACGGTGTGCGCGCCCATCACCGCGATGCCGCCCTCGGACCAAAACCAATGCTCCCAGAAGATCAACAGGTCGAACGATTCCCAGTCACCGGCGATGGTGCCGACCGCATCGGCGAATCCGGCCGGGTCGTACCACAGGTAAGAGCGGGTGTTGCCGTCGACCGCGTCGAACTGGCCTTGCCAGGCATGATCCACACCGTCGCTGCCGGTAGCCGGTTTAAACGCGTTGGCCCCGGTGTAGTTGCGCCAGGCGTAGGGAGTGATATCGAAAGATCGTTTTTCCCGCGTGACCACGGGAGTGGAGGCCACGTGGCTCATGCGGAACGACCAGTCACCGGCCAGCGCTTCCGGGCCGCCCACCAACAGGCCCTGTTGCGGCTGGACCCACCCGTCCAGACGCTTGCCCTCATAGCCCGGGTTGGGCAACAGGTTCGGCCCGGTGATCACCGCGGTGGCGCCCTGCGCGGGACGTGCGGCGGCAGCCAACCGGCGCTCGGCCGTGGACAGCCGCTCTTCGGTGCGGGTCAGCCATTCCGAGAGTTCGATCGATCGGGCGACGCGGGTCATGGGGTGGCCTCCTAAGGCACCGGAATGATCGTGGTGCCGTCCAGCAACGCAGGCGCCATCGTGATCGTGACGGTGTCCATCTGTCCGGCCTGCACCGAGACCGCGGCGATGCGCACTTGAATGTCGTAGCCGTCCACGAACGCGGGCCCCGGGGGCACGATCAACCGGCAGTCATCCCCTACCCCGTAGCTGCCCATGATCGGATCCTCGTCCGCGTCCGGCAGCCTGATCTTGACGGAGAGGATGATGCCGGACCGCGCGGCCTGCTCGGCCTTGGCCTTCTCATCGAGCGTGGATTGCACGGACACGTCGGTGAAGCTGAGCGCGTCTTCCAGGCGCACCCACCCGGCGCCGTACATGAACCGCGCCTCATAGGAGGCAAACAGCGGGTTGGACGCATCGGCGGTGTTGGTCGATGTGCAGTCGATGAACGTGGTTGAGGACGCGCCGTCTTCCTCCCACTCCACAATCTCGCAGTTGACGCCGACGATGAACGTCAGGTGGCTCTGCGCCAGGCTGCGGCCCAACCGCGGGTAGCCGACCTCGAACCGGTCCGACCAGATCCCGTTGGCGTAGATGGGGCTCGACTTGATGTCCGGCCCGTCGATGACCCCACACAGGTTGCGGATCATCTCGCCGTAGGACTTGCGGTCGGCCCCGTAGTAGGTGCGGTCCCGGCGCTTGCCGGTGATCACATTGCCGATGGTGGTCACGCCCAACGCCCCGTAGGCATCGCGCTGCGGCAGGTCGATCAGCGTGGACAGGATCGAGGCCTGATCGATCTGGGTAAAGATCATGGTCTGCCGGATCCGGCGCCGGTCCCAGTAGGACATGATCTCGTCGCAACTGATCTCCATGAGCCCGTCCGGGTTCATGGCCCGTTTCCACAGGATGCCCGACCACATCGGGATGGACCCGCGCAGCACGCCGATCATCACCCGGCCCGGCAACATGACGTCGACCAGCCCGCCGTCGAACACCGGGATCGTGGCCGAGAGCGGTCCGGCCGCGTTGATCCGCGACTCATAGCTCAGGCTCGACCAGGGGGCGGTGGCCAGCACCTGTTTCGTTTGGATGGCCCGCACGATGAGCGTGGTGGACGTGCCACCGCCGAATCCGGTCATATGATCATCGCCGTCACAGGTACGCGCTCTGGGTGGCGACGTAACAGGTCCCGTTGCCCGTCTGCGCGAACAGCCGGATCGTCCAGGTGCCGGGCGGGATGACCGGCCACTGTGCACCGATGCCGATCAGGTCCCGCCGCTCGACCCCGTTCAAGATCACGTGGTAGTCGCGGGTCACGAGCAGGACGTCGGTGGACCCGAGCGAGACGTTGATCGGGAACAGGGTGTGCCCCACCACCTCGATGGCCGGGTTCAGTAGCGGCCCGCTGAGCTGGCAGTCAACCGGCGCCCCCACGTTGCCATAGTTGACCATCGACGCCTGCCCGACCATCTGACTGGCGGGCGGGTACTGCCAGCCCTTGGGCGCCACGTAGTTGGGTGCGCCGCTGGCCAGGGTGTAGCCACGTTTGTAGGTGCGCCCGGTCAGCCGGGCCCCACCCGCAACCAATACCGCCGACTGCGGCAGGCCCGTGTAAACGCGCGGGTCCGGACACCAGAACTGGAGGTGGATGTCCCCCAACCGCCAGTCATAGCCCATGTCGCTGGGCATCGATGAGCGACGCAACTTGCCGTAGACGATCCGCCCGTCGGTGAGCACCAGGCGTTCCACGGCCTTGCGCGAGGGGCCGAGCAGGAGCAGCGCGGCGCGCCGCTTGGCTTCCAGGTCGGCCGGGGAGTCGCCGCGGATGCCCAGCGAGAGCGTGATCACCCGGGGGGAGACCTGGTCGGTGCCGGTCCACGCGCCGTCGATCTGCGGGCGGTCCACGTCGGCCGCCTCGATATCGGGCAGCGCGTCGATGCCGTCGATCTCGGTCACCGGGTAGGCGGTGCCCGGACCGAAGATCAGGGAGCGCCACTGACCCGGCTGCGTGGATCGCATCTAGTAGACCCGTGCGGCGACCAGCACCAGATCGAACAGCCACACGGCGACCGCCGCCGCCAGGAGCACGACCCCGTAGCGGGAGATCGGGTCGGCCCGGGATGCGAGGAACGCCGCCCCGGCCGCCAACAGGAACGCCAAGATCAATAGCACCACGTGTAGCGGGTTCATGCTTCCTCCTAGGCGGACACCAATCCGCCGATCTTGGACGCCCATTTGATGGCGTCGGACACGTCCGATGGCTTGAGCTGGGTACCGAAGGATCGAGCGTCGATGTTGTAGGTGCGCCCGCCGATGGTGGCGCTGGCCTGCCCGCTGCGGTTGATCGAGCCCGACACCTGTTGCCCGCCGATGGTGGCCGAGCCCGAGATTCCTTGATCGGTCTTGGCTATCTGGTAGCCGATGTTCTGCCCCGCGATGTTCAGCGACCCGGCCGCCTGCCCGGTGCTCTTGATCATGTCCATCACGCTGTTGAGCGTCGACTGGATCTTCGGAATCCAACTCTGGAGTCCGGCGTCCAGCCCGCGCATCACGTCGAGCCCGATATCTTTCATCACCCCGGACGGGGACGAGATCGACAGCGCCCGGCGCACCGGTTCCGGGATGAGGTTGGTCAGGTAGCTCACAATCTGCGGGCCCAGTGACTGCAAGCCGCGCAACAGCCCGTTCATGATGTCCGTGCCGATCTGGACCATCTGACCGGGCAGCGCCTGCAACGTGGCGATGATCTTCCCGGGCAGCGCCTGGGCATCGGCCACGATGACGCCGATCACCCGCACGGACTCGTCACGGGCCCGGTTCCACCCGGTGACCAGGGAGTCCCACAGCATCTGCGCAAACCGGGAGAGCGCCGCCGCGACCTTGGGCGGCAACGCGTTGACCGTGTCGCCGAACCGAGAGAGATCATTCCCGGTGTCGCTCAGCGACTTATTGACGTGCGTGCCGAACCCCTCGACGTCCTGATACGCCTGGACGAACGAGTTTTTGACCTTGGTACCCCAGGCGTTGACCGCGTTACCGAAGT